AGATAGATTAGCAGTAAAAGTTTCAAAGTTAGTGACTGCACCTGCCAAGGTGATTGTGCCTGTGCCTGTTGTCGTTGTCGTTTCACGAACTCTATCTGCTATTACAAATGCCATTATGCTATCCTTATTATTGCATTGCTTGAGTCAGCCGTTGGGAATACAACGGTAAAGTCACCAGAAGATGCCGATTTATCGGCTCCAAAATCTAAAACGCATACAGATGTATCGCCAGTAGTGTCTTCATTAAATATTAACGCTCCTCTTGCTGTTAGCGTTACATTGCTGAATGTAAGATCAGTAAAATCTGTAAGAGCCGTTGTGCCTGATATGCTTGGGTCTACTCTTGTTAAGGTTCCACCCTTTGCTGTGTAGTTTGTTCCTGATACTTCATTACTTGTAGTGTAGGCTGTCGTTCCCTCACCTAAACTCGCACTTGATGTATACAAGGCTAATTTAAAAGTATTGCCCCCACTGTTTAGAAAATTGTGCTTTCCCTCTAGTAGTTCTTTTTTAAAGGACGTACACATTGCCTGTGTTATAGCCATTATAGTCTCCTTATGTGTTCAGCAAGCTGTTCTTGACCTGCATCTTTGATAGCGTTGTAAATAGTTGTTCTGTCTGATTTTATAGCTTCTTTCATGTAAAACGCTATAACTTTTTCCAAGTGTTCCTTAAACGCTCTCGCCTGTTCTCTGACTTCTGGTGTAGCTGTATCACTTACCTCTACTATTTTATCAGCACATCTCTTGGCTATTTCCTCTGGTGTAAATCCTCTGTTCTCTGTTGTATGTACATCAACTATAGGTGTTTTGGGTAATTCCATTAACATTACATTATCCTTGGTTCACCGTTTCTATAACTATCTCTTTTGTTTCTGCCATCAGCTAATTGCTGTAATGACGCTAAAGCTTCTTCATATCTTGTTTTGCAAAAACCCACTATGTCAGGTTCTCCTTTCATAAACGAATATGCTTCTAACAAAGACCCATACAATAAAGCCGACTCTGCATTATCTCCTAACCATGACGTAGATGATGTAACTATGGATGGTGGATCATAGTAATAGTGAAGTTGCACTGTGTATGTCGAGTCAGGCGTTGGAGCTAGTAGAAAGTTATCCCCATCAAACTGAGAGTAGTATACAGGAAGACCTGTCGTTCCTGTTGCAGGATACGCCTCTCTTATAAAGTTTACATCTTTTGGGAGTAAGAACGAATAATTGCTACTGCCATCTACAACAGCGATAGAGAATACAGCCAAGAAATCTGTTGGCTTTGCTAAAAACCTATTACTCGTGGTAAGAGATGTTGTTACGTTTCTTCTGAGTTCTGGAATGAGAATAGATCGGTATATTCTTTCTTCCGTTTGTCTGACGAAGTTAGGAATATTATTAACAAAAGTAGTCTCTGCGTTATCTGTATATTCCTTGATCGCATTTGTTAATTCTGTATAATTCATTTTCTGCTCTTTTTATCTGCGTATAGATTATCAAAAATCTGGTTAACATCCAAGACATAATCTAAATCTGACTTTGAATAGTGGATGTGCTGTGATGGCAGGAAGTCAGGCGCACCCTGACCTGTTTCGAACCACGCAGGATGTGTAACTCTTACCCTGTTATTGGGTAAGGCTACTATGTTTCCTGTCCACTCTCCTGCATCTAATAATTCTAAAACATGACTTTGTTTGTGTTGTGCAGGATCGTCAGCTATCTCACTATCCGTATAGTCCACAGTAAAATAATATTTAGCAGGATAGAACTCTCCCCCTATCTTTGCCATCCAAGGGCATGGTGTTGCCCTGTCTAAAACATACACAGCATGGGTTCGGGAGGAACAATCCCACGGCTGTGCGAAGTGAACAGGCATGGGCGTAGCCCAATCTTCAACTGGAGTATCTGCTACTAATGCTGTAATTGGCATCCTAGCCCACATAGCTCCACCATGCACATTTGGATCATCAGTGTCATCTGACTCGCATCCTGTAAATATAACTTGAAAACTAAGACATCTGTTAGGCATACAGGTTACAGCTATTGCCATAGCGTGTAAAAACTCACCATGATACTTTTGATGATTGTGTGTATATTCTCTTCTAACCCAACACTTGAAGTGAGGTATGTTGCTTTGTAAATATGCCATTTAACTTGTTGTTATAGACACCGTTCCGACTTGTGCAAATATTGGTTCTATCTTTGCATCAAAGTTATCAAAACGAGCCACTCCCACCTGTAATAAAAACGGCTCGGTTCTATCTGGTCTTGCATCCCTAAGTGATTGCGGATCATCTGTTTTTATTCTTCCAACAAAGTTTTGTGGATGATCTCTATCTGCAACATCTCTACCAACACGAAGACCTGTTCTCTTGCCGTTGTTAAACTCATATACTAATTCATTTATTGGATATCTGAATCCAGTTCTATCGCATATTCCAAATGCGTATTTTCCTACTGCTTTTCCCATATCACACCGTAAAGAATGTATTGTGAGGAACAAACTTGATAGAAGCTGTTTCTGTATCCTCTCCTGCAGCTAATTCGAATTGAAACTCATACTCTTGTTTTAAAGGTGCAACTCTGTTTGCTACCTCTGGTCTTTTCATGGCTATGTAGTACGCTAAACCAGATACTAAACATGGCACAAACCTTGGAGGCACATGGTTAGTAGTTGTTCCTGTTATTCCAGACGCAATACTATCAATACCTTTTAATCTAAAAAAGGCTAACGTGTATGTTGTATCTGGCACTGGATGGAGCGTTACTGTTGTTGATCCTGCAAGTCTTTGCACAAATATCTGATTTGGTTTACCTTGTGTATTCTTATTAGACTTTTGAGCAAAGGTGGAGACACTTATTCTACTTACATTAGTGTCTAGTTGTGATGTTCCTGTTCCAGTTCTTATTGTATGCTCAATAATATCTATCGTGTCGCTTGGCATGGTATATGTGGCTGTGCCTGCTGATAGTGACAATGTGCCAGACTCTATGGTAAAAAGGTTAATACCTCTGTTCTGCCACTCTAATGTTAATATCTGGAAACTTCTTCTCGCTGTCTTTAAATCATAACCAGATCGCATTTCAAGACCTGCTCTTTCAAATGCCTCTTCAAATAATTCTGGTAAATCTGGTGTTACAACAGCCATCGTTCCTCCAAAAGTCCTATGTAACTTTTTTTAAAATTATACACTAGTCTTCGTTCTTTTCAATAACTAATGGCTTGCAGTATGCTGAGTATGTATTTCTTGTTTGTCTTTCGTTGTAAAAGTTTATTTTATTAGCATACCAGTTGCATTTATCAATACTTCCGTATTGCAAAGATTGATCATAAATTTGTGTACCCTCAAGGATTACAAGAATAAACACTAGTGTCTTCATTTAAAGCTATCATTTAATGAATCTACAACGCTATCTATGTTTGGCTCTGTTCCGCCTGGCTCATACTTGCATTGATACTCTATAGGGCATTGACCTTCAACCACTAAACTATAAGTATCATTAGCACCTTTGTATAAACAAACCTCTTGTCCATTCTTTGCTTTTCTTCTTTTATATCTACGACAGGTTATGTGCTTCGGGTCTTCTCTCATACCCTTTCTTATTTCTTGTTCCCATGTCCAATCAGAAAACTTCTTTAAAAAGCAGGTAAAACAATTTTTTATATTGTCTGATTGAGCTAGATATATGACATATCCATCCGTACAAAGCCATTCAAATGTTTCCTGCCCACCTTCTTTACGGACGCATTTATCCCTAGTTCGATATCCACCATCCTCTGTCAAACCCCATGAGGGTATAGATAAAACCAACAAGAATAGCACACCCAATACTAACAACGATTGATATAACAACCCAAGAAATAACTTTTTCTCTAAATATCTTCCTATCATATATCTCTTTCTGTCGTCTTTTTCTTATTTGACCTTCCATAGCCAATAGCTCATCCCATGCTTTAGAGCCATGAGTGAACATTAGGAACTGTTTAAGCTCGTACCTTTGCTCCTCTAGTTTCTTTTTTGCTGTGAACGCTTCTATTGCTTCTTGTTCTATCGTACCGCCACTGAAAACTTTACGAAACATTGTAGGATTTTTTGCCGACTTGTGAGCTGCATCCACATCACTAACAGCACCCATCCATCTGGATAGGTCTTGCGACATGGATTCTAAGTCTTTACCTGCGGCAAAAGCTCTTTTTATTCCATTAAATGCCGTACTCGCTGTAGCAACAGCGGCAGAGATAGTTACTGGATCAAACAATTTAGTATGTTTTTCGCATCTTCAGAATGATGGTAT